AACCTAGACTATAAAGTTGGGGCAATTGATGGAGAGAGGTATGTTCAATACACTCAACACAATGTAGAAGGAATTAAAGAGTTTTGTAGAGAAAGAAGAGAGTTTTATGCCAAACATGGCACAGACAATCCATTCTTTGCAGGTACTTCACATATGATGGAATTGCCTAAATGCTTTGCCCATGAAATTGAGTCTAGATGGTTTAATAATCGTCCTTGGGAATTGATCAAAAAAGACAAAAAAGACAAGATTCTTTTTTACGCAATAGTGAACGAATATTACTCAGATTTTGTTTGTCACCCTAGCGGAAAGATACCAATACCTTATAATCCTGCTATACCGACACGTTAAGGAACTTTATGGCTCAATTTATTCAATCTGCCAATACTCTTGTAAGCCGTGTTGCATCTTGGGTAGGAGCCATAGCTAACTCTACTAGTGTTAATGCAACTTCTTATACTTCTTCTACGGGAGTTATTGGTACTGCATCTTCTTTAGTTGGAATTTTAAATGTAGGAGACTTTGTTGGATACAACATGAGTTTTCCTTTTGCAGTTGTAACCGCAGTTACATCTTCAACAATAACCGTCAATGATCCAGATTTAATTTGGAGCACAGCATCTTTTCCAGTTGCTATATTAAAATTACCCACTCAATCTGTATTAGAGATTCAAAACTCTATCCAGATGGCAGAACTTAAAATGAGAACGGTAGAGTTACCTGCTTTGCGTTCTAATCCATACGACCCTACATCACCATCCTATGTGACTACTGATGCACAAGGATTGGCCCCTATTCCTGCGGATATGAATTGGCCTATATTGTTTTTCCAACAAACACCCAATTCTGATACGCCCCCAGGTTCTGCTGCTGCCGCAATGGGTCCTTGGATCATTTACGACCGTGTGGGCGATAGAGAGATTATCCGCAGAAGAATGATTGACCAGTTGTACGTCAAACCTTTTGGTGTGCCACGGGTTATTCGTGCATCATTCTCTGAAGTGGGTCCTAACTACGTTTTTACACCTAATCCTGGTGCAAGCGTACAGATTCTTGCTTACTATCAAAAGACCTTTCCATTCTTGTTTAGCCCTACATCAGATTCATTGAATCCTATTGTGCAGAACAATGCGGTGTTGGCTACCTTCCCTGAAGGTTACCTTTATGGTACTTTGGAGGCTTATTACGATAAGAATAAGAATATATCTGAAGCTGAAAAGTGGAGAGCAAGATTTGAAGAGGCTTATGGCTTGATAGAAGACCAGAACTTCAAGGACAAATGGAGAGGTGGAGACCAACATCTCACATCAGAATTCCAACCAAGAGATTACAGATATAGCTTTCGCTAGGAGATATAAATGGCAACAGGTGGGTTATACGGCTCAAGTCTTAGCGGTAATCTTATTGCTCAACCAGGCACGGAGTCTGTTGGACTTTATGGTAATTCTGTGCCTTATGGTGGCACTTACTTTGAATGGTTTATTTTCAAGGAAAGTGCAACTGCTCCTGCCACGCCCACGGGTGGCTCATGGAACTTTACTACAAATGTAGGCGTGCCTCCTACAGGATGGTCAACAACGCCTCCAGCAACGCCCAGCAATACTGTATGGGCATCAATTGCGTTTGTTAACAGCAAGATTGGCTCAACATTTACTTGGTCGACTCCTGCAACATGGGTTCAACAAGGTATTTCAGGTTATTCAGGTATATCTGGCTATTCAGGCTATAGTGGTATATCTGGCTTTTCAGGCGCAAGTGGTTATTCAGGCAAGAGTGGTTATTCTGGAAGCGGTATCTCTGGTTATTCGGGATACTCAGGAGCATCAGGCATATCAGGCTTTAGTGGTTATTCTGGTTCAGGCATATCTGGATACAGTGGCTTTAGTGGTGCATCAGGAATAAGTGGTTTTTCTGGTATATCTGGATTTAGTGGAACATCTGGTTATTCTGGATCAGGTATATCGGGTTATTCTGGTGCGTCAGGTATCTCAGGTTATAGTGGTTACTCTGGATCAGGAGCAGGTACGGTAACTTCTGTTGCAATGACTGTACCGACATTTATGTCTGTAACAGGTTCTCCTATTACCACTAGTGGAACTTTAGCTTTATCTGCAACAACATCAGGCGCAAATTCTATTGTCTTGCGTGATGCTAATTCTAATATTACAGTTAATTGTGTGTTTGAGGGTTATGTTACTCAAGCTGCTAGTGGCACAACTATTGTTTTATTAGCTTCATCTGCCCAAAATTATCAAATTACTGGTTCTGGTGGTCAAATTATCAGATTGCCCGATGCTACAACATTGCCAAATGGTGCAACATTTACATTTAATAATAATCAAACATCTGGTGCAATTACTGTACAAAATAATTCATCAACAACTGTTGCTACCATTCAATCAGGTGGTTATGTCACAATTGTTTTATTAAGTAATTCAACTGCTGCTGGTTCTTGGGATAGACACGATTCGACACCTTCCAATGTATCTTGGTCAACAAATACATTAGATTACCCTGGATCAATTACATCTTCCACATGGAATGGAAGCACTATTGCAATTAATCGTGGCGGTACAGGATTATCTGCGGTTGGCACATCGGGATATGCTTTAGTATCTAATGGTTCTGCGCTTGTTTACACTGCATTCCCAACAGGAACATCTGGTTATTCTGGTTATTCTGGGTACAGTGGAATTTCGGGTTACAGTGGATATTCTGGAACTAATGGAGCATCAGGAACATCAGGATATTCTGGTTTTTCTGGGTCAGGTATATCTGGATATTCAGGATACAGTGGATATTCTGGTGCTGGTGTAGCGGCTGGCTCAAACACACAAGTCCAATACAACAATGGTGGAGCATTTGCTGGTTCTGCCAACATGACTTTTAATGGTACTGTGTTGACTACTTTGGGTCACACAATTACCAATGATGCAACTATTAACGGATTGACTGTTGGTAAGGGTGGTGGTTCTTCAACTCAATCAAGTGCTGTTGGTTATCAGGCATTACTGAATCAAACTGGTGCAGGAGATTACAACACGGCTTTTGGTTATGGTGCTGGTCTTGGAATTACAACAGGTCAAGTAAACGTAGCAATTGGACGTTTGTCCATGTACACAAATACAGTTACTGGTTCAAACAATGATGCTTTTGGTACAGGTGCGTTACAAAAGTTAACATCAGGTAACAACAATACTGCTGTTGGTGATACGGCTTTAAGAGACAACACAAGTGGTTCTACTAATACAGCAGTTGGAACTAACGCACTTTTACAAAACACTACAGCATCTTACAACACAGCAGTAGGATACCAAGCTGGATATAGTAATACTACTGGTGGCGGTGGAGTTTTTATTGGTTATCAAGCTGGCTATACATCTAATACAGGAAACTTTAATGCTATTGGATACCAAGCTGGGTATTCTAATACTACAGGGTCAATTCTTGGCGTAGGCGATAGCGCATTAAGACAAAACACAACTGGAACAGATAATACAGGTGTTGGTAGTTTCCAAACTTTATATAACAATACTACTGGTTCTTCAAATGTAGCATTAGGAAGACAAGCCCTTTACTCCAACACCACAGCATCTAACAACACAGCAGTAGGGTATCAGGCTCTATATAGCACCGCAACAGGAAGTCCTTTAACGGCAGTTGGTTATCAAGCTGGTTATGGCAATGGTTCAACTTGTGCATTTAATGCTTGGTTTGGCTATCAATCAGGATATAACAGCACGGCTGGAACAAGCAATAATGGTTTTGGCTATCAGACTTTATATAACACAACAGGTTCTGCTAATAATGCTTTTGGCGAATCGGCAATGAAAGCCAACACTAGCGGAAGTAATAATACCGCAATGGGTCAAGGTGCATTATCGGCAAATACTACAGCATCTAACAACACCGCAGTAGGTTATCAGGCTGGTTACAATAACACTACTGGTTCAGAGCAAACATTTATTGGTTTAAGGGCTGGTTTATCAGTTTCAACAGGCACAGAGAACACCATTGTTGGTTCTGATGCTGGTTATGCAACCACCACTGGTTCTTATAATGTTGCGTTAGGTAAACAAGCATTAAGATTTAACACCACCGCATCTTACAACACCGCAATAGGCTATCAAGCTGCTTATAGCAATACTACTGGAACTTTAATTGCAATAGGTGCTATTGCTGCCTATAACACAAATGGCGGAAATGTTTTGGCTATTGGTCAAGCAGCTCTTTATGCAAACACTACTGGAACAAATAACACGGCAGTTGGTGGTCAAGAAAGTGGTGGTGTTGGCGTTTTACGTTACAACACAACTGGCTCTCAAAATACTGCATTAGGGCATGGTTCATTAGGAAACAATACTACAGCATCTAATAACACAGCAGTAGGTTATCAAGCGGGGTATTCAAATACTACAGGCTCACAAATAACGGCAGTCGGTTATCAAGCGGGGTATAACAATACGACTGGTAGTGGTACAACAGCATTTGGTTATTTTGCACTCAATAGTAGTACTACTGGCGACCATAACTCTTGTTTTGGTCACCTTGCGGGTTCTGATATTAGTACAGGCTCAGGAAACACTTGCATTGGAAGGGCGGCTGGGCAATTTGGTGGTAGTGCATTAACTACTGGAACATATAACACTTTAATTGGATATGGTGCTATTCCATCTTCTTCTGGTGGAAATTATCAAATTGTTGTTAGTGCGCCAAATGCAACATCAACAACAGGAAAAGGCAATTCAACGGGCTTTATCAATCCTAATGGTGGAGGCGTATATCAAGGAAACAACTCTACGCTTTGGTCTGTTACTTCTGACCAGCGATTGAAGAAAAACATTGTAGACAACAATTTAGGACTATCTGCTGTTACACAAATTAAAGTGCGTAATTTTGAATATAGACTTCCAGAAGAAATTACAGAATTAGACAAGTCAAATGCTATCAATATCAAAGGCGTACAGATTGGCCCAATAGCACAAGAATTGGCAGAAGTCTTACCTGATTGCGTGAAAACAGAATCTACTGGCGTAATGTCTGTGGATTCATCTAATCTCATTTGGCATTTGGTTAACGCAATCAAAGAACTAAATGCTGAAGTTCAAACCCTCAAATCTAAAGTAGGAGCATAATATGTCAACAACTTACACCACAACCATCAATTCGATGTACACAGTCCCTAACCCAACGGGATATGTAGTCAATGTACTGTTTACAGTATCAGGTACAGATGGAACACATACTGCTTCAATAGATGGCAATATCCAATTCAAGCCAGAACAAACAGAAAACGACTTTATTCCTTACGCAAATTTGACGCAAGAAATAGTTTTAGGATGGATCAATTCTTCTACTGATAATCAAGCAAATTATCATGCTAATATTGACGGACAAATTGCATCGATGGTGAATCCACCTGTTTCACCTTCAGCACAAGCATTACCCTGGGCAACTAACTAAAAGGAACTTTAATGGAGAACATCACTTTGACAACACAATTAATTAACGGAATATTGCAATACTTGGCAACTAGACCTTACCAAGAAGTTGCAGGATTGATAAACGCAATTGAAAAAGCAGCTCAAGCACAACAGGAAGCCCCCAAAGACATTTAAATAGGACTAACATGGAATTGCATTGGTTAAGTGAAAGAAGTGCAGAAGCACAAGAACTGTATAACGAAGTCATTGTCACCAACTGTTACGGGTTAACAGAAGAAATCTGCAAAGATCGTGAGTTTATAGATATAGGCGCAAATATGGGGATGTTTTCTATATTTGCATCTAGTCTAGGAGCAAGCAAAGTCATAGCAGTAGAACCCGTATCTTCTACGGTTGAAATGCTCAAAGACAATATTGAGCAATCAAAATTAGACATTACTGTCTTACAGAACATTGTTTCTGATGTTGGCGATGAAATGGTCAAGATTGGCTTACAAAAGAAGTCTGGCCACAATAGCGTTTACAGTCCAAGCGACAGTTTTGAGGAAGTCAAGACAATTACTCTCAAAGACTTGCTAGACATGACCACTAGCGACAATGTCTTTTTAAAGATCGATTGCGAGGGTGGGGAATACGACATCCTACTTAATCCCGATAATCTAGACAGAGTCACCACGGTGGCTATCGAAATCCACGCTGATCTCCATCCCAACTTCCACGGAGCTTGGCATATCCATGAGGCTTTGACCAAGTTTGGGTTCAAGCCTATTGTTCAAAATCAGATGAAGTCATGGCGGTATGATGCCTTTGGTCAACCATTTGACATCAAGAACCTTCCTGTTTCAGAAGAAATATGGGTGAGACATGGATAGTATTCTTTGCTCCATCGGAACTAGAGGCCGATACGACACCACCCTTCCTCTGGCATTGGCTGCCATCATCAATCAAACCCGTATCCCCGATAAAGTCGTTATCTTTGATGACAATGACAATCCAAGGGATGTCCGTGAGGAACTGATCTATAAAAATCTATTCCAAATGATGGACTTAAAGAACATCGAATGGGAATGGGTTTTTGCTCAAAGACACGGAACACATTGGAATCACCAAGCTGCCAATATCATGGGCTACAAATGGGTTTGGAGAATGGATGATGATTGCATCCCAGAACCCAATGTCCTCAGAACCTTGTTAAGCTATGCTATACGCAAGGACGCAGGAGCCGTTGGAGGTTCTATCCTTACTCCACCCCTCACATTTGAAAATACTCGGTCTACAGGGCGTATAGAGGACATTAACAACGAACCCAATGCCCAATGGAAAGTCATCCAAAAAGAACAAGAGGTCGAGCATCTTCATTGTTCTTTTGTTTATCGTGCTGGGATTTACGATTACAACATAGGTTTATCAAGGGTAGCCCACCGAGAGGAAACCTTGTTCAGCTATGGTTTACATCAAAAGGGTTACAAGCTTTATGTGATTCCTGATGCGATCACTTGGCATTTGAAAAACCCTGAAGGCGGTATTCGATCTGAAACTGATGAATCCCTCTATTTACACGATGAGCAAATCTTTGCAAATTTCATGCAATACCGTGACCATACCATTGTGGTATTAAACTGCGGTTTAGGAGATCACATTGTTTTCTCCAAGATATTGCCTGAGATCAAGAATCCTTTAGTGTTTAGTTGCTATCCTGACATTGTGCCTGGTCATGCAATTGCCCATGCCGAACGGGGATTTGGCAGTATTGACCAATGGAATATCTATTTGAAAATGTCCCAATGGGAATGGAAGGGTTCGCTAGAGGACGCTTTCAGAAAGTTGTACTTATGATCATCATCAGCCCCTATTCCAAATCCCTTAGAAACAGCAAAGAAAATCCAAAGAATTACCCTTACTGGGAAGAAGTCTTAAAAGAAATCAAAGAACCTGTCATCCAAATTGGTATAGCTGGTGAAAAGCAATTGTGTGAAGATTTCAGAAAAAACTTGAGTTTTGATGAACTTAGGTTACTTCTCAAGGAATGCCGCACTTGGATCAGTTGTGATTCGTTCTTTCAGCACTTTGCATGGAAGGAAGGCAAGCGTGGGATTGTGATTTTCTCCCGTTCTGACCCTTTGATCTTTGGTCACCCCGAAAATGTGAATCTTCTGAAAAGCAGGGATTTGCTGACTCCTTACCAATTTATCACTTGGGAAGAGCAAGAATATGTCAAAGAGGCGTTTATTGAGCCTAGTGAGGTCATAAAAGCGTTGGAATTATTCTAGAACTTGGTAAAATTTGGTTGATGCTCAACTTCTATCCTTAAACACCATGAGCGATTTAACTCAAGAATATGTTAAAACTTTGTTTGATTACAAGGATGGTGTTTTTGTCCATAAAACGGAAAAAGCCCGTGGGAAGATTAAAGTAGGTGATAAGGTTGGAAGCTTAACTTCTGATGGCTATTATCGTGTAATGATTGATTACAAAGAATATAGGTTACATAAAATAATATTTCTTTGGCATCATGGTTATATACCTAAAAACATCGACCACATTAACCGAAATACTTTAGACAACAGAATTGAAAATTTGAGGGAATCCAACAGTATTACTAATGCTTACAACAGAAGAAAGCCTAAAAGCAATACTTCTGGGTGTAAAAATGTTTCTTGGAGCAAAAAATATAATCAATGGCAAATACACATAAGAGCAAATAAAAAAACACATTGTTATTATGCTAAAGATTTTGAATTGGCTGAGTTAATTGCAATAGAAGCTAGAAACTTATTACACGGAAAGTTTGCTTGCCATGTCTGATTACACATCTCTAAAAACTCCATTTTCAAATATGTCATTTTGTCCCGATGTGCCGAGCAACGCATTGGGTCCGAATGAATATAACTCAGGGTTAAACATTGAAGCTGATGTCAGGGGAGTTAAAAAGGTTTTTGGTGAAATAGATATAGCAACCGCAATACCCAACTTGCCCATCTATATGGATGGAGGATTTCGATCAGAAACCAGTTGGGTTTACATCATTGCCACTAGAGACTCATCTAACTTTGGTAGATGGTACATGGTGACGGCCACAGGCATATCCAACATCACTCCAGGCGTGGGAGCCAATCCATCGGTGTATCTTACTGGATACACAGAAAACATTAACATTACGACATCATGGGTAGGTAATGTATTCTTTATCAACGATGGCATTAACGCCCCGATGTACTTTAGGCCAACGCAAACAGAAATCTATTTCTATGATGCTGCGCCCGACAATTATGTGTGGAATTATGAAGCATCTTCTACCCCTGCGGTAACCAAGGTCACTGCTACCTTTGTCAGAAACTATTGCTCACCCAATGTCGGCAATATCTTGATTGCAGGAAATCTTACAAAGACTTACGCATCTGGGCAGATCATTAATTACCCCACAACGGTGCGTTGGTCTCAGCAGTTTGCCAATACGGGTGTTCCTGCCAACTGGACTCCTACATTATCGAATGTGGCCAATGAGGTGGAGATTCCTGTTCGTGGACCGATCATTGATGGATTCTTTTTAGGTGGCAACTTCTATGTCTGTTCTTATTGGGATACTGTTGTTTTTGCTCCTATTGCTTATCAATCTTCTTATGCTCCTATTTTTGGTATACGTTTGTTTAACCAAGGCAGAGGGCTATTCAACAATAACTGTTGGTCCAATACGGATGCCAATGTTTATGGCATTGACGCTAGGGATATCTGGGTATTCGATGGTTCTAACTTTAATCCATTGGGTAATCAGCGTGTAAGGGATTACTTCTTTGCCAATCTAAACACCAATTTAGACGCAAACGGGCAACCCTACGCAGACCGTATGTTCATGGTCAATAATACACAAAAGAACCAAATAGAAATATATTACCCAGATAAAAATAGCACATCATGGTGCAACAAGATGTTGTCATGGAGATACGATATCCAAGTCTGGAATGCACCTAAAGACATCCAATACGCCTGTATGGGGTGCGAGGGACCTAGATGGATAGATGCATCAACTGACTATTTTAATTTGGCTTCTAGGGCAGTTGTGTACGCAAAAGGCGGTGTGGCCAATCAGAAACTGGTGGAGACTTCAATTGGGAATTCTTTTAGTGGAAATACTATTCCTGTACTTTTTGAGCGTACTAATGTTGCTTTGGTTAGCACTGATGGTCCAGTACCTTTTTCCTCCAAAGTCTATATCCACAGATTAATGCCTGAGATATCAGGGTCTGGCACGATCAACATCACGGTTGGAGGTGCTAACTCTACTGCCCAATCCGCCACCTACGGAGCGACAGGAACGGTCTCCATTGTCACCGACAATCCTTGGGTGACCACGCAACAAAACACATTCAGGACGATAGCGATCAAGGTTGAATCTAATGACGCTACAAACACCTTTAATCTGACTGCCATGAACTGGCAAGCCACCGTCACTGAGGATGCTTACTAATGCCATTTTCACTGACTTCCAATCCGAGTCTGACCGAGATATCAGATGCCATCAATTATTTGCTGAATAATTTTGGGTCTAATGTTTCCATAGATTTACAGACAGGAATCATTGCAGGTCCGTCTGGCAGAATATCCAACCTTTACAAATACATCTCCATTAAGTACGCAACATCTTACGATGGAACGGTAGGGTTTAGCAATGTACCTACAAATGCCACATACTACGGTATAAGAAATTCCAATAGCTCAACAGAATCTACCAATCCTGCTGACTACATTTGGTATAAAACCACGGGCTTTGGGACGACCAACTTTCTTTGGTACATCGTGGCTGGCGGTCGGCAAATTGACTTTTATCTGTCTGCAACATCACCAGGCATTTACTATGTCAAAGACCCTGGCACGGCCATTGACATTGATATTGTCACGACAACAAGCACACAGAATGTAGCTATTCTTGCTATATACCAATGGACATCGGGAAGTGCTCCTGCAAGACCATCCACGACCTCGACCTACACTTGGGCTACCGCATCCTATTCTGCGCCTTCTGGATGGACTACAACGCCTTCTACAAACAGTACGCCAGGATATGTCCAGTGGGCCATCTTTGTGCCGATCACTGCCAACTCCAACACGGCAACCTCAACTATTGATTGGACTAATACTTCTTACCCAATTGTCCAATTCAGTTCAAACGGTGCTACAGGCGCAACGGGTGGCAATGGACTAAGCGCATTGACTGCATATCTGCAACAGTCTCAATCAAGTGCTGCCCCATCGACTCCCGCCAACACCACGGGACCAACCGCCCCGTCAGGATGGAGCTTGTCTGCACCCACATCGGTCACGGTCGGTAATGTTGTTTACTATACTTTTGGTCAATACAATTCGACATCTTCTACGCTGAATGGCGTTCCTGCTGGACAAACCCAGTGGGGAGTTCCTACCGCAGCGTCTATTTTCCAAGACATTCGGTCAGACAACTGGAATGGATCGACACCGCCAACGCCTGGCACGCCTAGCACCTATGGAACTTCTGGATATTATATATCTCGAAGCGGTGGCAATATGTGGCTCAATAGTGTTTATGGCCGTGGTACTGCCCAGTTTGATGGCACAAATTCTGCTACTGGTGGCTACAGTGCTGCTATTCTTGCTAACTCAAGTTATGGCCAAAATGTAGGGGTAGAGGGATATACCAATAATACATTTTTAACTTCTGGTGCTTTAAGGGCTTACAACAATAGCGGAAGTACTGGAAACGCTATTTACGGCTACCAAAATGGTTCTGGCGTTGGTGTTCTTGGTCAAACTGCTTCTGGCACTGGAGTAAAAGGCACTGGCACTACAGGCGTTACAGGAACTGGAACCCGTGGTGTTAATGGTGGCGGAAGCTCTGGAGACTATGGAGTCTATGGAATTAATACTTCTGGCGGTACTGCCATCTTTGCTGATGGATACTATGGAACCAATAACAGCACTTTGGTAACCAATTTGTATGCTGACTTAGCTAAAACTTTGGTGGGAACTGGTGGTGCTAATCAACTTAGGTTTGTTAGCGGTACATCCACAGGAACATCGGCTGCCACATTCTCAGCAACAAAGCCTGGTGGCGCATCCACTAATGTATGGATAACCATGCAAATTGACGCAACAACCATTTACATTCCAGTTTGGACATAACATGAGAACTACGATTATTCCTCAAGCCACGGTTATTGAAGACATCAGTTTGATTGATGAAGCACCAGGATTGCAAGTCAGGTTTTTGGTGGGCAAACGGGAGTCAAATGGTAACTGGGTTGTACCCCAACAATTTGAAACATTTATTGTTGCTGGTGAGCAATACACAGAACTCAATGGACCGCCCCAATCTTGGTGTCCAGATAAGCCAACGGGTACATATAGAAACGAAGATTTATGGCATTATGTTGACTTACAAAGGAATAGCATTTAATCATAAACATCGGTAAAATTTGCCAAAAGGATTAATATGGGTGCTCCAGTTCAAAATCAGACTCAAAGTTCAATGGGTACGCAACCTACGTTGCCTATGCAACCGACTTTGTCTACGGGTAATCAAAGCAATCCACCCAATTCATACCCTATCCAACAGAGCCAACAAATGCCTGATTTGCCTATGGGCAAAGGGAATACAACTAATTCAGCGACATCGGGGCAACCGCAAATGGGAATGCCAAACAACAACCCTAATAGTGGGTACGGAGGTCAATCATGAGTTTATTTGGTGATATTTTTGGCGCACTAGGTATTGGTGGCAATAGTTCTAGTGGAAATGCTACAACAACTCCTACATTAACTCCTGATCAACAAGCGTATTTAGATGCTCAAACAAAAGCATTTACAAATACGTTTTTACCTGCTTATCAAAACACAGTTCAAGGAGCAAATAATATATATGGCGCATCTGCACCATATTTAAATCAAGGCGCCTTGCAAGGATTTAGCCAAGCCACAAATACTGCTCAAGGATTATTTAATCCTTCGATGAATGCTTTAAATCAATCTTCTAGTGCTTTAGCAAACATCATAAATCCTAATTATATAAATAGCCAAATTCAAGGCTATTTGCAACCCGTCATGGAGCAAAACAGAGAAGCTAATAATTCTTTATTTGCCCAATACGGTGGTTCTGGTAATTTGGGTTCTGCAAGGTCAGCATTAGCTCAACAAAGTCTTGCGGGATTAAACCAAGCAAGATTGCAAGCAGCTGGCACAAATGCTATTTCAAACATTACTGGACAACAAATTTTGGCTGCTCAAGGTTTAGGTGGAATGGGTTTCCAAGGATTAAATACTGCTCAAGGAGCAAATCAAGCTGCCGTTGGTTTTGCAAATGCTCCAACAGATTTATATTCAAAATACGCAAGTGTTATTTTTGGTGTACCTCAACAATCTACTGTTGGGAACTTTACTGGAACTCAAGGAAGCACTTCTTCTGGTTCAAGTCAAGCTCGTTCATTTAACTTTGGATTTTAAACAATGGCTACAAATCCTTTTGCTGGCATAGGATTAGAATCATTTGGTGGTGATGTGGGCAAGGCTCAAGCGTTGTCACATTCTGCTTTTGAGAAATCAGAAAGAGCTAGATATGACAAGCAAGGCAACAAGAAGCCAACTTTAATTAGTGCTTATATTGCTTCTTTGATACCAGGTAGTGCACCGCCTAAAGAAAACATGGAAATGCCAGCAAAAATTGAAGCTCCTAGTGTTGGCGTAGCACCATTTCCTATTGCACCGCAAAATCAAAACACACAAATTGCTCCACCACAGTTGCCAAATCAACACCCTGATTTAGTGCAAAGGCTTTCAGAATCTAGAAATGATTGGGGACTTTAATGGAACAAGAAACACAACAACCAATTATTCCTCCAACAATTAAAAGTATTGCTGGATCGCCTCCGCCTGGCGTTGATAATAAAAATGTTAATTTTGCAATCGATGCAGAAACACGTTATTCCAATGCAGTAGATCAAAGAAACTTAGGCGAATTAAAAACTATTGCAACGCAATTCAAAGGTACTCCTGTTGCCGAGGCTGCCGATCATTCGCATCAAGTCATTTCTAAAAACGCTGAGTACGAAAATAAAGTTATAGACCCAATCATGAAGGCTGGCGGTTGGAATTCGATTGAAGGCCGTAAATTAATTCTTGATTCTTTGGAACAAGAAAGAGATGAGCCTAGATTTTTAGACTTCATGAAAGCTTCTTTGTTTGGTTCTCCTGAAGCAAAGTATATGCTTTATGGCGGAAGAATTAAACCCATTCCAACTTTTGATATACAAGGCAATCAATTGTTGAAATTCATGGATGAGTCTGGTAAACCATACGGTGGCGTTGATTTGGTTACAGGAGCTAAATTAACTAATGCGCAAATGAGTGAGCGTGGTGCTAATGTAGATCGCATCACCGATACAGTCAAATATGCTAACACCACTAAGAATGCGGAAAAGTATAGAGAATATTTTGCTAGCCAACAAGTTGCCGATGCCGCTTACGCTAATGCTGCGCCCGCCATTAAAGATGCAAGCGCACAAAAAGAACAATTGCTAAAAACACTATATGGTAGCGGATTGAACAATGACCAAAGAAACTTTATTTCTGGCGTATCTTCTATGCAAGCTGGATTTACACAATCTGTAAGTAAGGCTATGAGTGACCTTGACCAGTTTGTAAATAACAAAGGAACCAAGGTTGATGAAAATGTTCGTAAAGGTGCAAACATTGGATTGAATCAATTGTCACAAGCAAACCCAGATTTAGGTGGATTGTATTTGGGTGCCAATGGTTCAATTACTGATGGCAAAGGCAAGACAATTAGCAATAATGAGCTAAAAAACCTACAAAACAATTTCAATAAAAACTTTAACTTTGAACAAAACTATACCAAAGCTAAACAAGAAATTGAAAAGAATGAGGTTTATAGAAATTTAAAGCCAGAACAAAAGCAAGCTTTAGATATGATCATGGACATTGATCGTTCTGTTGAGCAAAAACACGCTGAATTATCTAAGTTTGGTCAACCATCTTTTTTATTGCCTATTCAGTCTATGGGCGTTACTGATCAGTTTTCTAGAGCCGTTAATCAATCTATTAAAGGTCAATTCAATTCGGATGCTATTCAAGCATTTCAAGACTACAAAAACAATGCATTAAAGAACTATCCACCAGGAACAACTCCAACACCTGGTGAGTTAGAGTCTGCATTCATGCGTACGCCTTTATATCAAGAAATGAAGCTGAAGGCCGCTAAACGTGCTGAAGATGCAATTACTGAAGAATACAAAGCTGGTTTTGCGACAAGAACTCCAGAGCAAACTTCTAGAGAGCCTTTAGGTGGCGTTAATCCACAAGAGAAAATCAACAAAGTAACGCCTGAAGCTAAAGCACCGCCAGTTAAAGAAGGCAGAAAAGAACAAGACTTATCATCTTTAGCAGAACAGTTTAGAAAGAAGAAGGTTAAATAATCATGGCTGATCCATTAATTGACCGCATCAAGAATGTCTTTGTTCCTAAAGACTCTGCTCCACCACCATCTGCACCCGAAGAAGATGAGTTTGATGAACAAGGCTTTCGTGAGGCCGCTAAATCTCTAGGTAATTATTCTGAAAGAGAAATTGAAGACTTTATCAAAAGAGAAAAGGCTGGTTTAAAAAGCCCACAAGCAGAACCCAAAGCAGAAGATGTAAAAATTGATGAGCCTTTTAAAGAGTTTGAAGGGCTGGCAAAAGCAGGTGTTGGTTACTTGGGATATAAGTTGGGTCGATCTCTAATTCCTAAGCCACCTGATGACAACACGCCACCTAACAATCCACCCAATAACCCACCTAATAATCCGCCAAACAATCCACCTAATGGGTTGGATGAGATTAAGCGTCAAAATTTAATTAATGCTGAAAAAAGAGCACAAGAACTTCATGACTTAGAAGTTCAATTGAGAAAGAAAAAGTTAGAAGGTGGCACCACACAACCAAAGTCAATCACTGAAAGAACTATTGGTGGTCAACCTTCCGTAGAAGCAACAAGTGAACTTTCTCCAGAAGTTACTAGCTCTGAGCCTTATAAGCAATTTACCGCTTTAGAAGAAAAGTCTGGTGGTCCTATAACCACGGCTAGTGATTTGAAAATGATTCAGCAAAGCGAAGCCAATCGTATTGCTAAAGAACAAGAAGCATTAAAGAAAGCTCAACAAGCTGGCGTGACACCATCTACTTCTCCACAAGAAGCACAAACTCTTATTACGACTTCTGAAGCAGCCAAAGACCCAATTGAAAAGCTTCAAGAAAACAAAACTATTAATCAACCATCTGAGAAGGTTGCTGGAGCTGCCAAGCCCTTTAGAATTTCTAAAGAAGAAGTCAGAAAAGCACAAGGAAGTAGAAGTCAGATTCTTAATTATTTAGGATATGACGCAAAGAATCCAAACTCTATACGATCAAAAGATGCAATGACATCATTTGAAATGTTAAGACCTGATATAGAAGGTAAAGCTTCTTATCGTGGCAAGTCTGGTAATCCTAACGGATACGACATTTATAGAAATTTTGTTGACCAAAATATTAATTCTTTGCCTGAGTCTACTCAAGTGTTTCTTTCTGAGGCAAAAAAAAAGGTATCGGACCGTTCAGTCCCGCCACCGAGTCAAGCTGGAAACGCAACACCAGAGTTATTGAGTAACCTTACCAGAATGGGTTTGGGTGGTTTAGTGGCCATGTATGAAGGGCAGAATGCCAAACAAGCTTATGAACGTGGGGACACTGGCATGGCAGCGTCACACCTCAGTCAAATAGGTAACCTAACATTACCAGGAATGATTGCCAATGGTTTATTTGGAATCAATCCAGAGGAATTGCAAACTTTGCGTTCTGCTGAACAAGGTAGAAAAGTTGGTTTTGGTCGAGGTGTTGCGCCTCCTTCTGCTTATATGAGGTAATCATGGATGAGAAAATCACCCACGAACAAATCTATGCTCGCCTTTGTGCGGTAGAGACCAAGGTCGATCAGATCGACAACAACACCAAATCCCTTGTAGAAGGCTTTAATGCGGTTCAGGGAGCGTTTAAAGTGTTGGGTTGGATAGCATATGTTGCCAAACCTATTATTTGGATTGTGGGCGTTTTAACGGCTTTGTCGTTCCTTACTGATTATTTCAAAGGTAAATAGAAATTGATCCGTTTACCCTTGTCGCATTGGCTTCAAGTGCCTTCAAACTTGTTAAAGAATCTTGTGAAATGTATAAGGAGGGGCGACAGTTTGTTGTCGATGCAAAGAAGGAGCTTGATGGAGTAGTCAAAGATGTCAAAGGTATCCAAAAGGATGCCAAAGGCGTTTGGGGGTTTTTGACGGGTCTTTTTGGTGGTGCCAAAGAAGAAATTCAACAAAAAACTGTTGAAAAGCCCGTTAAGAAGGTAAAACAAAAGACCCCTGAATTTGATGAGAACCAGATTTATGCACAAGTTGCGGACGCATTGACTAAGTTCTTTCATGCTTACAATGGTTTGCAAGCTTACAAGATGGAACAAGAAGCTAGTGCTTTAACGGTAGGAGATGAAGAGGGTCAGGACATTGCAATTAAGTTAGTGATCGCTGACTTACAGATGGAAAAGTTAAATGAGGAGATGAGGGAATACATGGTCTACCATGTCCCACAGGAAATGAAAAATTTGTATAGCCGAGTCAATGACATGATTGGACACATTGCCAACAAGCAACAGTTAGCTAGGAAAGAGAAACTAGACGCAAAAAGGAAGTTGGAATGGCAACGAAGACAGGTTATAGACCGCCTGAGAAACAGGGTT